AAAATAAGATTGTTTTATTTAAGACGGGTAATGTGCTGGAATGATTGAAAAAGTGGCACAGCGGGCAGCAAAAGCACTCTGACAGACCTTGAGAGAGGGGGAGAATGCTTTTGCGTCGCCCGGCTGCGCCGGGGTGAAGCGGAGTCCGCCGATTACTCTTTTGGCAGAGGGGGCGGGATTTTAAACGCCTGAAATGGCGGTTGTTTGACGTAATTTTAGCAATTACGAAAAGCGGTATTTTATTTCCGATTGAGGAAAAATATTCCTCCGGTGCCGGTTCCCGGACGTGTGAAGTAGAAATTCATACCGAGCCATAATGTGTCGAAGGCATCCGTAACATGGGTTTTGTATTGATCCGGATTGTCCGGAGTATCGTCAGTACCTTCCGGAGCTTTGTCCTTCTCAAAACCGTTTTTACCCTGCTTAATACCGGTTTGCTCCATGGCGATCTTGAGGAACTCGTTTTGATAGAGATTGAAACGAATCCACAGGAATTGCGGATCACCTTTCAATGCGAGATCGATATTGAGGTGTTTCCATTCATGTTTGGGTGCCTGTCCGACATATACCATTGCAGGAGTGTACCGGTTCTCTTTGAATACACGTTCAATGATATCCGCATAGGTTTCTGTTGTGGAGCCCGACTCCCAGGTAAAAGTATGATCATAGTAGACGACTACATCGTGATTGAGCTTGGGACGGTAATAGTCAGCTATCTGTTGTACCAGGTCTCCGAGTTTGGATGGGGTTTTGACATAGAACGATTTGATGATTTTCATCGTATTCCCGTCCAGTTGTGCCACTACCGCTGTCGAGATTGACGCATTGGAGTCGAATGCAATATGCAGTTCTTTGTCAAAATCAAGGTCACCGTCTCCCAGGCAGCCGCAGGAACTCAGTTGCTTCCAATTACTTCCAAGATTCTTCAGCCTTCCGTTATCAGCCGGCTGATAGAAATGTATGCGGTCGTCCAGGGCACTATAAAAGCCATTGGGAACTTTCATCAGCCGTTCGTTCAGGAAGGCGGTACGCCATACCAACGGGGGAGAATCACGTTGCATCTGCCAAATGAAGTCTTCTCCCAGGACCTCAAGGTTATCAAAGACATCATATTCACCATAAAATACAGTGTATTCCCGTTTTTTCTTATCATTCGGTTTGAGTGCAGGCTGAAACTTCCGGGCTATGTCAAGATCACGTTGAAGTTCCCGGATCATCCGCATGGTGTGTTCGGTCAGCGGTTTACGTTTGTAATCCTGAAGTTCTTTATACAGGTTGCGAATGAGTTGGATATGTGGGGGCTGCATCTCTTCCTGTTTGTCGAGAATCCAACGTCCCATGGATGATCCGGGCATGTCCGTTGAGTAACATACGCTGTGATGGTGAGGACAGTGCCCGAAATATTGCCGGTTTCCCCTGTTGGCCGGATTGACCTCGTTCTTTATCTTGTCATAGGAAAGGAACTTTGCCTCCGGCCCTATCACCCAGTCAAGCGACATGGAGTTTGCGGACATCCCTTGATTAAAGGAAAGAATAACCATAACCGTGCCATTCCAGAAATGGAAAGCATTACTCCATCCGTCTCCGAGTACCGGACGGACAGGCTTGGCAAAGCCCATGGAAGGTGGTGCTTTATGGCCAACGACATAATGGATATTTTGAATGTATCCCCATTCGGCGAGTGCTTTACAGATAGCCGGAAGGGTATTTCCCCATGCCTTGGCATAGCTGGGAGAGATCATTCCACCCAATGAACCGGGCATTTCCCAGACGTTTCTGAGAATGAAGCGGGCGTCGATACCTTCTGACTTACCGGTACCACGCGATGCAACGATGTATTCGTCATGTGCGGCAATAGCCATTGCCTGGCGTTGCATTTTGTTGAAGAACTTCCGTATCACATTGGCCTGTTTCATCCGGAGTTCGTACGCCGATGGTATGGGAGAGGCTTGGGCTGTCATTCTTCAATATCCTCCTCTTCAATGGTTTGAATATCTGTCGCCTGTTTGGTCAACATATCTTTGCATAAGCTGCGGAGTTCCTGGCGGCGTTGCTCCAGATTGTCTATCACTTCAATACCCTCAAGTGTCGTCACATCGTCAGAAGGTTCAAAAGATGGGGGAATAAGCTGACCGAAGTCGAATGCGTCATCGTCTTTGTCGGAACGGGTGTATTTACCTATCTTGTCGAGAGCGGCGGCAGCTCCTTTAGCATCTCCGTTGTCGATAGCGAGTTGAAATGCCTTCTTTCCTCCTTCTACAATCATGTAGCGATACCAAGATTTGGCCGCTAACTGGATGTTACCGACCAGCCGGTTGATCATACCGATATCGCGATAGGCCTGTGATTGGGAAACAGGTTCCGCTTGCCCTCCACATCCGTGCATGAGAAAAGTAACGAGCTCCTGGTCTTCAATTAATGGGCTTTCCATTTTCTTACTAACACAAAGCATCATCCGATTCTTAATTTCCATCTCCTTTGGTGATAACTGGAGAGCGGATTCACCCCGATCTTTGAACAGGGAGCGTTCGATGCGGTCGTAGGTTGTGTCTTTTTTCGGCATAATTTAGTCGTTGATGATTTGTTCTTTCATGTATTTATCAGCAAGTGGCTCGGCCGCCGGACTTCCGGCCTTGGCTAACTTGATCACAGTTTTTCGGAGTTCGAATTTTGTTTGCAGGCGTCCCTGATGGTATGCTTCGTAGATAGGAGAATGATGATGATTTTTGCAAATATCACAGAAGTAGCTGCGTTCACCGGCAGGCAGCGAAATTAGAATGGCGATTTCTGCCGGAGGCAGCAGAGCTGCGGCCATCTCTCTGATTTGTTGCAAGGTTTCATCTGATAACTCCATTTCTATTCTAATATTTCGTAACTGATTGCTTGATTATATGCCTGCTCGAACATTTCCGAGAAGTAATTGAAATGCTTTCCGGAAGTGAAATAGAAGCCATTTTCCCAGCGGTGATTCTGGTTCAGGTTCGCGGAACCGGCAATACCGAACTGATATTTGTCATTTTCCACCAATAACACTTTTGCATGACAGGAGTCAATCCGTATGCGTGGTGTGATGTTGGAGGCAAACAGTAACAAGTCAAGCTTGTGCCGTTTTACCGTCGTATCGAGCAGGAGGGTCAGACCTGTAATTTTTTTATCATCGGCCAGGAAGAAGAGAGGGCGTAAACTGTCCTCTGAGATACTGAATGTAGCGATCCTTATATCCGCCGGTCCGATTTCAGATAAAAGAGAGGGCAACACTTCATGTATTGCCCAGTCTCCTTTGTGCATGAACGGTTCGATAGAACCGGGACACAAAGCCAAAGGAAAGTTATCCTGAAACCTTTTCACCTTGTTCTGCCGATAATTCTGCCGTTAAAGCGGCTAATTCAGTTTCGTATTTAGCAATCCGGTCGAGTGCGTTCTGCAGAACAGCCTGCTTTCCCTCTTTCCCGGCCCTCTCTGCGGCTGTTTTGCTGTTCGTAATGTTCTGCTTCAGACGTTTGATCTGACGGGCTATTTCGAAGCCTCTGACCACTGCATTTTCACTATACTCAGGACGTTTAGCATCAAGCTCTAAGGTTGCCTGTTTGCCTTCTGCGTAATCGTCAATCTGTTTCCAAAGTTTGCGACGTTCGTCGTCCAACTTGCAGAGTTCTTCTGCGAGGGGGTGACGTTCCTCTGCCGGGATATTCGGATTCGCAATATCATTATGGAGACTGGCGTACAGGGGAGCGATCTCTTTGATACGGGCGTATGCTTTACGTAAGGCAGGAGTGAGGGATTCTTCTGTTACGATCTTGATGCCCGGAGTGTTCAAGGCATCCAGTTCCCCCCGGATAGCGGAGAGCTCTTTCATTTTCTCCTCGAACTCTTCATTTAAAGCGGAGAGTTCGTCAGCATGATTTTCCGTGTCACTCTCAAGTTCGCTGATACGGTTATGCAGTCCGTCGATCTCCTCTTGGAGTCGGTCGATTGCCTCTTTCCGGATGTCGGTTTCTTGAGTCCGTTGTTCATCATTCAGTGTTTGAACGATCAGGATCTCTTCGAATGCAGCCGGGTAAACAGAAGGAGCATCTTTTATTTCCCTGGCTATTTTAGTCAGTATATTGACTAATTGTGTAAAGTGGGGATCGAAAATGTGAGGATTCTCCGGTGCCTGGGAAAGATAGTTCCCATAGCTGCTCTTGGTGTTTGCCTTTGCTAAAGCGTTAAAGAGTTCCATACCGTCAGCGTACCTACGCTGACGGTTTGACAACCATTTTTCTAACTGTTCGTTTCTTGTCATAAAATATATGTATTATGTTAACCTCCGGGACTTGGAGCCGGTTTTAGGCCTGCAATGACTTCCATGTCGATTGGTGTCCCTAAAAGAACAGCCGATTCATTTGCGTCACAAGTGGCTGTATAGGCAGTTCCCCGCTGATCGGCGGCGAGCTTACCACCATCAAAGGAGGGTGATACATCGGCATACATGCCCGGTTTACCCATCAGGAATTGTTGGCCGTCGGAATCTTCGAAGACGAAGTACCCCGGAGTGTTCTTGACAAGTGTACTGAAAGCATGCATTCCCGGAGTATTGCCGGGGAAGAAAAACTCTAAAGTCTGCTTAAAAGATTTTCCGTCCGTTTCGCCTTGAATTTCCGCTTTATAACCTACTTTCCCTTTTGTGGAATACAAGTAAATCGGCTGAGTATAGGTTCCGCCGCTTGGAAAAGTGAATGATCCTGAAGCGGTAATCAGGTCCTCATTTGTAGTAGGCTTTGCCGGAATCATTGGTACGGTTGAAGGAGCGTCATACGGAATAAAGAGCAGCCGTCCTTTATAACCTCCCATGTTGTTTTGCCCGATATTCCATTTTAACGGGGCAAATGCCGGGCCGGCAGCCAGAACGGTTAAACCGTCTGATGTCAGAAGATGATGGCTGATCCAGTTTCCGGTATCCGGAATGGCCGCTTGTACTTCCGGAAGCAAGAACAGGCAGCAGATAAGCAGGCATGAAATGCAAAGAATAAATCGTTTCATAATCAGGTAATTGTTTAGTTTATGTAGGGGAAGGTAAGAGTCCCTTCCCCCGGATTAGTTAAGTATAGGCTCCGGTAGCGGTGGCTACTTCACCGGCAACAACTGTAACCTGTGTATTTGCCGGTTTGGTCTTGCCATCGGCATCAGTGAACTCGATGGTGTATTTTCCCGGAGGAAGTCCAATGATGCATTGGCCGTTACCGCGTTTGGCAACTTTTCCCTGGATACTCCATTGGCCTTTGTCGGTGCCGGTGATGGCTACCTGTACTCCACCGGTTTTACAATAGTCGCCGGCCAGGTCGAGAGATTCGTTCTTCTGCTCGTTACAGCGGAAGACTTTCTCATGCCAGTCATTGATACGTGTATCGTATCCTGCCTGCAACCAGAACTGCCATTCGTTCGGGTCCTCGTAAATATCACGTATCTGGCAGAATTTAGAAGCCGCTTGAGTATTGAACGCCACGTCTATGTTACCAACTTTCTGAAGGGTCAGCCTGGAACCTTGGCCTAAAGCTTCGTGGGAGGAGACAATCAGGTTCGGACACATGGCGTCTTCCCGCAAGAGTTCAAGCATGCGTTGCATGGAAGGATATTCCTGCATGCGTAACTTATTACGTAATGCTGAACGGGCAGCTTTCAAAACGGTTTCAGCACACAAAAGCTGTGGTACACCGCCTATTGAAGAACGAAGGTAGGTGTTTGCCCCTCCGATCCATTCCACCAGATTCTCGTAAGCTGCATAATCTGTATCTGATGTTGGCGCGGCAAACTCTCCGGAAATAGCGAAATTACCACGGGCCGCATTTACATCGCCACGAGTGATCAGCATGTCCATCTTGGTATAAATACCATCGAAAGCCCCGCCGGGTGAGTTGGAATCTTCATCCCGTTCGGCAGAGAACAGGCTATATACGATATCTTCCAGATGCGAACGTACCAGGGTAAATGCAACCTTGGTTTCCATCGGATGTTTTTTTGTAGTGTTGCTTACCGGAGTGCCACCGATGATCAGCAGTTCGTTATCATCGTACTTCTGGGAGTTTTCTTTGGTGATGCAGACAACATCTTTCGGCTCGATGACTGAGGGTTCGTAACCTAAGAGTTTATCGACCAGTCCGAAGTTCTTTCCGATTTTATACGATTGCGTACCACCGGCACGACGACGCTCGTTGATACGTGCGTGTTTGCCTTGCAGGTCCATAACATTCAGCTTCAGTAGGTTTGCCACTTCGGTGAGGGTGGCAAACGGCAGCGCACGAAGTGCCTGGTCATAAATGACCAGTGCTTCG